CCGCTTTTCATCTCTTGATGTCAGAAGTCGTACATAAATGTTAACCTTTGATATCGGCAACGAGAAGCTAAATACGCCTTCACCTTCTGCGGTAACGCTCTCATCCATTTCCTTGTTATTTGGCTTAAGTTCAGAGAGATCAAAAGTGTAGTTTGACTCTTTCCCACACGATGGACACTTAGCTGTCACATCGTAGTGTGGACCAAAGCCCGTTATTCTTGTTGCAATAAGAATGGCTGTCTTATCGCCCAAGAGCAAATCACCAACTTTAATGCTGGAATCAACGATAACTGAATCGAGCAGACGATCAATCGCAAGCTCTTTCTTCAGAAGTGCATCGGATGTTAGAATATCCTCTTCTTTTGCTGTCATGTGTTTAATTTCAATGACAGTCTGATTATGAAGCGGGTGTCCTTCTGGATAATGCAGGCCCTGGCTTGGCAACTCAACAAACTCTGTTGGGTTTACAAACGCAAATAGATCCGTAGCTTCTGTAGTAGTAGGAGTTGGCGCGTCTGGGTGCGGGGCGCCTAACCGCTCTAGGTTATTTCTTCGTGACAAAGGTCACCTCTTTTCTTATTATCCGTTCAGCTCTGTTACAGCGGCTACTGCTGGGCCTGACTCATACTCTGCCCAATCATACCGGAACTGAATCTCAATGTTAAGCAAATCATCAGTATCATAAGTAAGGTCACCGAATGTGGCATTGGTGATGAAGGCATTCTGGAGTGTCCAGGTGCCGATCAAGCCACCCTGACCGTTCAGCTCCTCGAAGATAACGTTGCCGAGGGCATCAACAGCGCCCTGCTTGTTAACTGTGCCAGGAGCGACTGCTGGGTTGAAAAATACATCTTCCTGGACATCAGGCTTCAGATAGCCTGCCTTTGTAAGAGCATCATAAAGAATCTGGTTGCCGTCTGGATTGATAGCATTAACAATTGTAGCGCTAACAGTGTTCCAGGTAACAGAGCCTGGGTAGTAGTATGTGTTGCCCAAAAACTTATGGGGAGTATCAGAGACTGTATACGACGGCTTTGTGATAGCCTTGGCGAGATACTGCTCGTACCTGAAGGCCTGATTGATATCAGTTAAGTTTGGTAGTGTGAGCAGAAAGCGATGTGCTCTTCTAGGCTCTGAAAGTGCGCTTGTCCAAAATGGCATTTATATAGTCTCCTGTTTATCCTATTATTATATAGTGTGGGGAGCCGGAACTCCCCACATTTTATTAATCGTCGAACGATGCTCCTGTTCTTGTGATATTGAAGTCAATCGCAATAAACTCAATTGCTCTGGTTGGCTTCAAGAAAATCTTCGCATATAGAATGTTTCTATCTACAAGATCTGGAGTTGTCGTGGTGTCGTCAAGAACAACCTTGAAGTCAGAGAGACCGAAGTTTGTCTTAACATCTGCCAAGAATGGGTTTACCTGCGAGGTAAATCGCTTCCAAGTCTGCTGAACGTTTGGATCGAAGAGCAGGCCGGAAGCAATCTGCGAGATGCGCTTCTTAACGAAGATCATCAGGCGTCGGACGTTAATACGGTCCAGAGCGGAAGGCGTAACCTGCAGAGTCTTCTGACCGAAGATCACGATACCCTCTGCTGGGAACTTGGCGATTGGGTTAATGTTCGCTGTGTAAAGGTCATCACGATCCTTACGTCGCAGCTGGTGAGCTACGTCCGTCACTGGGATACCTGCGGAGCCCTCTGTCAGGCCGCCGCGGTTGAAGCCGGCTGGTGCGAACCAGACCTGCGATCTACGCTGGGAGCTGGAAAACGTGCCGATAGCAGCAACAGATGGCGGGAGCCATACGAACGAGCCATTGATGGTGTCGCGGGCGCGGACCCATGGGTAATATGCTGCACCGTAAGACGAGTTAAGTGCTCGGTCTCTCAGACCATTTACGAGATTTATAATCGTCGATGGTAGGTTGTTGCGGTTAATTTCAGTGCTGTCCTCTCGTGGCACGAACGAATCTGGGAGATCGATAACAGCTAGTGCATCGCCTCGGTCCTCGCAAGTTCTCACCAAGTGAGTAGTAAGCCCCTCTTGTGTCTGTGCTGGGATAGCGGCCAAGTTCATCTCGGCAACCTCTGGGTCTGCGACGGAATCAATTGCTCGTCGAATCGAGAAGAAAGAGTAGCTCGTCGAATCAGATGGGTTAGTTGGCATTCTGGCTCCGGAGAATGGATCCATTTCCTTGATATCCACGCCGTCGAAACCGCCGAAGAGCGGCACCGTGAATCTGTCGTAACCCTGATCGAGTACACCAGAGATGGCACCGTTTATCGCTGTCAAACTGCTGTTAGTGCCGTCTGTAATAGCGCCCGATCCTGTAACGTATACACCGGATCCAGAAATATCATCTAGCGTGAACGTTGGAGACAACTCTTCGTTGGTCGATGGAACTGTAAAACCAACAATGCCGCCACGTGGTCTCAGAATATCGATGTAAGACTTAGCGTATACCGTGCTTCCAGCAGTCTCAGCTGTCTGCAGACCGAAGTAAGCGTCAGTTGGGTTCATCAAGTTACCATCTGAGGCACTAACGCGTAGTCG